TTTAATAATGGCACACAAAAAAATAGTTACTTTGATTGGAATACACAGATAGACATAAAAGATACTTACAACACTTTATATAAAGACACAGAAGAAGATGACGAAGATTTTGAGTTCTATAACGAAAGTATGTTTGATCCTTCACAAGAAGTATTTTCGTTATTTACACAAGCTGATAATGCAAGCAAAAACCTTCATGTATCTGATGGTATGTTGAAATATCTTGGATTAAATAATTTTTTTGATAAAACTAAAAATACTAACACTCCTTTAAGAAGACCCAGCGATAGGATAGCTATTGAAAAAGTATTTAAAGATTCAACAGGTTTTTACTTTCAAGAATTTTTAAATAACGATATACCCAAGTCTTCAATAGAAACAGAGCAATTTCAAGATGGATTGACTAAAGTTTATAACTTTTATGAAAACAAAGGATTTGAAATAGAGATACCAGAAAGAACTAACCTTACACAGTTTGAACAAACCATGAAAGGATTAGGTATTGAAATAGGTGGTGGTCTTTCTCTTGATGCTTTGACAGCACCTTTATTAGCTAGTCCAGAACCTTTAAGTAAACTACTTTATGGAGTAATCAATTTTACTGGTGGTTTGGCTTTAAATTATGAAGCACAGAAAAAAAGATTTGGACAAACAGGTTTTTTAGGTGTTAAAGATCAAATTAATTATGGTGAGCTTTTTACTTCTGGTGCAGTTCAAACCATACCTTTTGCAACAGAAGCTAAAGGATTAAAAGGTATAGGCAAATCAGCAACTTTTGGTGGTACTTTAGCTGGTGCTGAAACAACAGCACGAACTTTAATAGACGAAAAGAAACTGCCTACAACTGAAGAATTTTTATTATCAGTAGGTCTTGGAAGTAGTTTTGCAGCTACTATGAAAGGTGGCTTAGAAGGTCTTGAAACTTTAACTAAAAAGTTTGCAGGTAAAAGTGCAGATGAAATTAATAAAGTAATTACTAAAACTGAAAAGGAAAAGGTTGATAAAGTTATTGAAGATACCTTAGTAATGCAAGAAGTCTTGCAACAACAACCGCAAGCTAATGCAAGAGGTAAAGATGGTTTTAATATTGGTGAAACTAATTTAGGTGATTTTAGTTTACCTAGAGGTTTTCTAAAAATGAGTCCTAGATATGGTTCTGCCAGTTTGGAGTTTGGCTCTGATATAGATAAAGTTGCATATATATTAAGAGGTAACAGGGTAAAACCTTTAACAGAAAAACAAAGAATATCACATGAAAGATTAATTAGATTACTTGAAGATCAAGGTATTGATGTTAATACAGTAAGAAATCATGGATCAAAAATACATCAAAAGATAAAAGACATAGTAAAGCAAGAAACAGGTTCAGCAAAAGCAACGCCTGATAACACAGGTGGTATGAAAATTACAGTACCAACAGATAATGTATTTGTAAAAAAAGTAAAACAAAAAACAGGTGGACAAGATTTAGGGCCAACAAATCTTTTACCAAAACAAACAAATTTATTAAATGCTGTAGATGAAGCAAGTGCAAACAACTTAAGAAATGTAGTAAAAGGTTTAAAATCTAAAGGTTGGTCAAGTGCAGAGTCAGTTACAGACAAAGAAAATGTTTTGAAAGCTTTAGGTTTATTTGACCCAAATCAACCAGAATTTACAAAAAAAGTATTAAGACTAGAAAATTCAGACTTAATTGTAAAAATGGCAGAAGAGATAGAAGCTTATGGTCTTATTAATAAACAGAAAGAAGTTAATACTGGCTTGGCTTTAAACGCTATGTTTGCAGCAGAAAGATTAGATAACAGTAACAATGCGTATTTAAATGCCTTAAATGGAAAAAACCCAGAAGAAATAGAATTGGCTATCAATGAACTTACTGCGTCTATAGATAGAGTGAAACTTTGGCTAATGAGATATTTAAAACCAAGCACTAGAGCAGGTCAAATATTACAAGGTTTTAGTATAAAACCACTTAGAGGTATGGAAGGCAAGACAGCAGCAGAATATATTGCTGCACAAGATTTAAAATTAAATAAAACTGCTGAAGAAAAATTAGTAAATACTTTAGAAGAAGTTGCTTTTAGTAGCGACAATCTAAAAAAAGATTTAATAAGACAGCTTGAAAAAGCAAAACAAACAGGTGATTATAGTGAACTTTATAGAATAGGAAAAATAATACAGGCAGCAGAAGGAGAAACAGAAACTTTATTTGGTCTTACGAAAGTAGATGCTTTTCGAGTACAAGATGAAAATGCAATAGGTAAGAGCTTAAAAGTAGCCAACGAAGTAGGTATTAATGGAATGTTATATAGGTTTGGTACTAATACTGCAAACTTTATTTCAGCAACTTTAAATACATATAGTAGGCAATTTAAATTATTTCATGGTTCTGAAAATCCAGAAATGCTAGAAGCTGCTATGAGACATTTTGTTGCTTTACATAGCAACTATCACTTTATGAGAAAGGCATATAAAAAATCTATGCAAATGGAAGATAACTTTATAAATTTAGGAAACAGAAAATATCAAAATAGATTTGCAATTAAATCAGATGGTAGTGGTTTAGGTGCTAAAAGTATAAATACTGCTGGTAAAGCAATAAGATTTTCTGGTCGTAATATGACTGCTACAGACGCAGCAGTACAAGCACCAAACTTAATTGCAGATGTAACATATATGGCTTTTATGGAAGCAAAGAGACAAGGATTACCAAGAAATGAAATAGATAAATTTATTAAAAAACACGTTAACGCAGTTCTTGAGTGGTATGCACAAAATGGTGATAATGAATTAGAACCATTAACAAAACGATTTTTACTACACGCAAAAAAACAAGCTAAATTTGCGACTTTTACTCAAGACATTGATACTACAGGTGTATTTGGTAAGGCTATGAAATATGCAGATAACAAGGCAAACAAATATCCATTAGTAAGACTATTTATATCTTTTACAAGAACACCAGCAAATATTAAATCAGGTAATTTTAGAACAAATCCTATGTTTTCACCTATAGTAAATCCTTTTAATAAACAACAACAAGTAAATATTCCAGATCAAGTGCCTTTAGTAGGTGGTAGAAATTTAAATTTATTAAGTGAAGTAACAGTACCAGAGTTAAGAAAACAACTTAATAGTCCTGATCCAAAGATAAGAGCTATTGCAAATGGTGATATAAATGAAGCTATTGCTTTTGTAACTGGTATTGCAGGTTTTGTTGCTTCTGCAAATATATTGGCAGATGATCCAGAATATATACCTCCAAGAATATTGACAGGTGGTGGACCTGACTTTAGCAAAAAAGAAGGTGCTGCAATGTGGAAAGAAATGTATTTAAATGGCTGGCGACCTTACAGTATTGGTTATCTTCAATATGATGAAAATGGTGAACCTGAGATTGGTGAAGATGGTAAACCTGTTTATATTTATAGGTCATACGAAGGTTGGTTAGAACCTTTATCGGGAACATTAAAGATGACAGTTGACACAATAAATTCATTAGGAATACTAGGAGGGAAACCTTATGACGAAGCGACTACAAATTTACTAATGGCTGTTGTGCAAAATTTATATAACGATTCTTGGACTTCACAAGCAGAAGAATTAATTAATGTTATGAGAGGTAGTGCCACTATGTTAGATAGTGATGGCGACCCTGTTAAAGATTATAGAAGCAAAAAGTTTGCACAATTTATAGGTAGATTTGTTTCTTCAAGATTACCTTTTTCTGGTATTGTTGCTGAACTAAGAAGATACCCAGCAGACTTACTAAAGGTTATGGGTTTTAGTAATGAAGAAATAGCAGTATTTCAAAGAAGACCTGACACAAAAGTAAGGGCAGGTGATATTGGTTTATCAGACGATCCAACAGACCCTAATTATAATAAAGTTGGTTTTGGTGCTTTACAAAGAAGAGCAATATTTAATGAAATAAAAAGAAGATATGGTATTGGACCAGACTTACCTTTTGATGTAGAGCATATAACTAATGAACCTATACTTTATCCTAATAGAATAGGTGGTAATATTTTTGGAATAAGCGTTACTAAAAAAAGTAAAAACTACCCCATATATACTGCTTTAACTCAAATAGGAAAAAGATTAACAGAACCAAAAGAATATATAACAGGAGATTACACAAGTCAAAACTTTGTACCTATAAGATTAAATACAAACCAATATAATGGTATGAAAAAAGATATAAATACTATGAAGTTGAATGTGGGATTTGGAAAGAAAACTATATTAGAAAGTATGAATAGTTATTTAGAAAGCAAAGATTACATAAAAAATAAAAGAATTATTGATGAAGAAGGTTTGCAAAGTGAAGGTGGTGCTTTGGCAGCAAACAATATATTTTATCAATTAAGTGTTATTAATAAAACGTACATAAAACAAGGTGAAATTAATTTTATAAATGAAAACTATTCTAAAGAAGAACAAAGAAGAATACGAAATTATAAATTAGGAATAAAAAAAGACTATAGTAAACAATATAGAAGACCAGTTCTTTTTGAATAGTTATGGCTACCAACACAGTTCCTTCATTTACAGACCATACAGGTAATGGCAATACCGATTCTAATGGTAAGTCTGATCCTTTTAACATTTCGTTTGCTTACTTAGCTGAATCTGAAATTGATGTAACAGTAGGTACTGACTTTACTCCTAAGACTCAAGGTACACATTATGAGTTTGCTAGTGGAACTACTATAAAGTTTTTATCAGGTCATGTACCTGCTAATAATGTTGCAATAAAGTTTCAAAGAAATACAGATATATCTACTAAAAAGATAGACTTTCAAGATGGTTCTGTTTTAACTGAAGCTGATCTAGATACTCAAAGTGACCAGATATTATTTGGTCTTCAAGAGTTTGTTGATAAAGTTAATAACGATCTATTAAGAAGAGATGGTAGTAATACAATAATTGGATCTTTACAGTTTGAAGGTAGTGGTGTTGATGATTTTGAAACAACACTATCAGTAACAAATCCTACTGCTGATAGAACAATTACCTTACCAAACGCTAGTGGTAATGTTGTTTTAGATAATCTTGCTCAGACATTAACAAACAAAACTATTACAGCTACAGCATTTACTTCTAGTAATGTTGATATAAATGGTGGTGCTA